TTCTTACGCTTCTTACGCTACATCGTTTAATACTATAAACTCCTCAGGAGTATTTATAGCAAATATAGTTACTATTGATAATACAAATGCTAGAATAGGAGTAGGAACAGACACTCCTATTGCAAAGTTAGATGTTACTCAAGCTAATAATGGTTTTTCTATTATCGCTGGAGCAAATGTATCTGCGGATAGTAGGACAGATGCCACGGCTAAATTTACACGTATTGGTATGCCACACTATACTAACGCTGAAGAACCAGTAGCTTTAATAATTGGGTATTCCACAGGAACTCATAATTATGTTCGATTTGGTGGTGGTACAGGTTCTGCTAACGTTGCAACAGAATTATTATTTTATACAGCTGCAGATGATACAACAGTAACGGGGACTGAAAGGGTAAGAGTTTCTTCATTTGGTAATGTGAGTATCGGAACTTTAACTAATGGTTTAGCAAGATTAGACGTGGCTGGTGGAGACATTTATATTGACCAGAATCAAGGAATTTATGCTGTAGATAGTAGAGGAGGAACTCCTGTTTACAGAAATATGCACAAAGCAACTTATGTTGACGCAGGATTTTCAGCTTTAGGAACTGTCGGCTCTCAAGAAATTGGAGTTAACAGTAACAGGTGTGCAGGAATAACTTTTTCAACACAAGGAGCCACAAGAGGAGTTAGTATAGTTCGAGGACGTTTAGGTATAGGTACTGGTTATGCCTTACCAAGTGCTAGTGTTGAAATATTATCCACTACAGACCCTCAACTAAAACTAACACACACAGTCACCGATTACGAATGCGATTTTTATGTTGACGGTGACGGAGTGTTGTTTATAAAACCAACATCTAAAAGTATTTATTTCGGTGATGGGACGGCTGGAGATACTAAACTTAGTCTTTGGGGAAACACAACAACTTACACTTTGTCTCACGATGACAGCGAAGGAAACCTAGACTTATCAGCGAACGACACAACTAATTTTAGCAGATTCGAAGCCGATGGGACTTTAGAGTTTAACGGTTCAGCTACTGTTTGGAGAGATAACAATATGGGAGCTGCTCAACTAGCAAGACCAACTTCTTCACAGCCAGACTTAGTAAATTTTGTTGATGAGGCTGGGGCAGATACAGGTATTCAAACATACGGTTTTGCTGTGGGAGAGAAAATACACGGTAGTTTCGAAATGCAACACGATTACAAACAAGGTTCAGATTTTACTTTTCACGTTCACTGGCAAGGAATAACCGCACCAACAGGAACTGATAATGTTCAGTGGAGATTAACTTATACTTTGATGAGAGATGGTTCTACTTTGAACGCTGTAACTATTATAGATAGTCCTGACTCAGCAATAGCCGCTCAGTATATGGCGTTAAGAGCTGATTTCGTGGCTATCACAGGAACTAACTATTTGATAGGAGACCAATTCTTATTCACTCTTGAAAGAGTTACTTCCACAGGGGATGCTTACGCGGGCGATGCTTTGATAGCTACAGTTGGTATTCATTACGAAGTGGATACTGTTGGTTCAAGACAAATAATAACAAAATGAGGACGGTAAAATGGTGAAAAAATGTTATTAGTAAAATTTAAAGAATTTATGGACTTGCTCAAGAAAGAGCGGCGGACTAAAAGACCAACACTGCATTACGTAGAGACAACTGATTATTTCAAACTATTATTCAAAAATTATGAGTACTGGAAATATTATACAGTTATAGATAAAAGCGTCATTGTTAGTTTTGGAGCGGAGAACGATATAAACTCTGAGGATAGTATTAATGATTTCCGCCTAGAATACTTATACCACGCAGTACCAATCGAAGAAGAAGACATTAAAATTCACAAAGAAGAAAGCGAAGAATCGAAAAAAGACGACGATGAAGAGTTGGAAGAAGAAACATTAAACAAAACAGCAACCAAAACAATCGTTGACCCTTATGAGGATACAGAGTTAGAGAAAGAACTAATAAAACAAATAAGTGAACAAACAAAAAAGGTGGTGGAAGCTCTTGAAAGAGAAAACATTAACTAAAGCAGACTTGTCAGCAATCATAGAACGCATAGCGAACCTGTTCAGACTGAGCATAACGCCAGGCTTAGTAGCTGATAGCATTTCAAAGTTTTATGATAAAGGACTTAACGACGCTGAGCTATCGCTAAACATGAATTTTACTAGAGACCCTGAAAGAATTAATTTATTGAGCAATTATACAGTAGGTAACATTAAGGATTTGAACGAGGATACTATCAAAAACATACGCCAAGTGATCACTAGAGGTGTTGTTAATCTTGAGAGTAATAGTAAGATAGCTAGTCAGATTAAAGAATTGGCTAAAGTTAGTGGTAATCGTGCTCGTATGATTGCTCGTACAGAGATGAACCGTGCTGAGAACGTTGGTCATATTGATGGAGCGCGACAAAGCGGTTTAAACCTCAAGAAACAATGGGATGCTCACCTTGATAAAAGAACTAGCGCTATATGTAAAGCTTTGAACGGGCAAATAATACCATTAGATTCTAAGTTTAAGTATGATGGTAAAGAGTTCGACGCACCACCCAGTCATCCCAACTGCCGAAGTACTTTATTATTCATACAACAAGAAAAATAATAATAGTCTATAAATACTAATTAAAGGAGAAAGATACTATGAAGATAGAAAAAGCAACCCATGACGGGGAAAGAATAGAATTATTTCAATCAATGACTAAAAGTGCAGACGGAAAATACTTTGCAGTACTAAGCGATAATAGTATTGACAGAGACCAAGAAATAATCGGTAAACAAGCACTACAAGGGATAATGGACAACGATGGATACACAGCTATTTTAACAGACCATGAGAATAAGATAGAAAACCAAATAGGTGAGTGGACTAATAAAAGACTAGAAACTATTGGCGAACACACAGCACTAGTAGCAGAACCAAAATTTTATTTAAGCAACCCTAAAGCTAAAATGATAAAAGGAATGCTAGACGAAGGAGCGCAACTAGGGATAAGCATAGGAGCTATACCAATCAGCGCGGTAGAAAAAAAAGTAGGGGATAAAACCTACAAAGAATATACGGGCTTAGAACTACTAGAAGCAAGCTTCGTAGCGATACCAAGCAACAGACACGGCAGAGCAATGGCAGTGGCTAAACTATTTAACACTAACAAATCGTTAGAAAAAACTATGGAGACAAAAACCATGATAGACGAATTACAAAAAAAATATGATGATCTAGAGAAAACACTCTTAGATAAAGAAACAGCAAATTCTGATTTAGTGAAAACTTTTGAAGAATACAAAGTTGCTAAAAAAGCAGAAATTGCTAAGTTAGCAAAAGAAGTTGAAGAAGTAACCGCTGCAAAAGTAGAAGCAGAAACTAAAGTTGAAGGAGCAGAAACTAAGATAGAAGAAGCAAATAAAGAAGCTGAAGCTAAATTAGAAGAAGCAAATAAAGAAGCTGAAGCTAAATTAGAAGAAGCAAATAAAGCATTAGAATCAGAAAAAAATAAAGCTGTACTTAAAGCACAACATACGACTAATGAAGGCAATTCTGTAGCTACAATCAAAGCTAACGAGTTACCTATCATACGGAGATAAAAAAATGAATAAAGCAATGTTTAGCGCAGAACCTCAAGGTTTTGCAATGGAAAAAGCTTTTGAAGATTCATTCGCAGGAGCTCTTTTTGTAGGTGATGATAGTTTTGGCGGTAAAAGCCATGAGTATTATAACGTTTGGACTAAGAACGATAAGCGAAAAATGATCAAAAGCGCATTAATTGAAAAGGCTAGCCTTGACACCCAAACAGGCGGTGCAGGAACAGCAGGAACAGCACTTATACCTATTTATGTGGATAACCAAGTAGTTGACCGAACAATAAGAGAACTTCCTTTAAGAAGTTTAATCCCTCGTCGAGCAATTAAAGGAATGACTTATGATTATATTCCTAAAACCACTCAAGGTGGAGCAGTATGGGCTTTCGAAAACGGTGCAATAGCTGACCAGATTGATACTTTTAACCGAACAAGCGTTGGAGTAAAATTCTTATACGCTAAAGGACGTATTTCAGGTCCAGCAATCGCAGCTATGCGTGGATTCATAGACCCTTCACAACTAGACTTATCAAGTAAAACTAAAGCAGTTTTTGAAGCAGAAGAAGACATGATTATTAACGGTGATGCAACAACTAACCCTGAAGAACCAAACGGTTTAATAAAAACTATTACAACTAACACTACAGATAAAAGCGGTGCTTCAGTAACTCTTGCAGAATTAAGAGCAGAGTTAGCAACAACTTTCAACGCTAACGGTCAAGTAACCCTTGCTGTAACTGATGCTTCAACGCACAACTACATTAAAGGATTACTTTTAGACTTACAACGACAAGTAACTAACCCTTCAATGAGCGCTTTAGGATTTGGTATTCCAGATGCTTTCGAGTTCGACGGTGTTATGTTTATCAGAGACCGATACATGCCAACAACAGCTACATCTCGAAGAATCTTACTATTAGATATGAGATACTTATTCATGGCTGTGCTTCAAGACTTGACTTATGAAGAGAAAGCAAGCGAGAACGATTCATACGTTTACACGCTAAAAGAATACTTAACTTTTGTTAATACTTTCGAAGCAAGTTGTTCGCAAATCTATGGGATACTTTGAGGTCATAAAAAATGGTCGCAGTAATAGAAACATTCCGTAAAATAGCTAACGTGGGAGGATTAAAAATGGTCATTATTCAATCAAGTGCAGCTTGTGCTTCAAGTTACACTATAGATTTGAAAAGTGATTCCTCAGCAGGAGTAGTTTTTGAACAAGTAT